TTATTCCACAAACCGCCGCAATGCAGTTTAGTATGCCCTGTATACGAAATGCCGTCCCCGTAGTCCCAAACAGCAGATTATAGTCCATCATCCAAATAATGATTACGATGCAAGGGAAAGCGAGCCACAAGGCAAAGTATAAGCACAAGAATTTTCTCAATTTCATTTCCGCTTTTCTCCAAAGCAGCCGTTGTATGCTTTTTAGTGTATTGTATCATATTTCAAATAGGATTTCCAGAGCCCGAAAAAAACGGGATTGCCGGAAGGCCCCCGGAGGACTATAATGTAGCCAGATTTTCAAAGGAGGATTACCCCATGAGCACCTGGCAGGAAAAGAACGCCGCGCTGCTGGCGGAGCTGGCCGAAACGCCGAACCCCAGCGTCCGCGGCAATGCGATTGGATACTATCTGCGGGACGCCCGCAAAGACCATAAGCTCACATTGTATGAGCAGTATGTCCTGGAGACCGAAAAGCTCTCTTATGAACGGCTGGCCTGGACACAGCCGGGTTGGTCCCGCCGGACAGGCATCTCTGATCTGATCAAAGTGCTGAATGTAAAGATGATGGCGCTGCTGTTCCAAGAGAAAGAAGCGGCGGAGATGTGGGACGCCTGGGGCCTGGAGGCGTTCCAGCTGAACCAGGAAAAACGGCCACATTACATTCTGGACGGCTACCTCACTTGCCTCCGCGCCGAGCGGAACCCCGATGCCCTGGAAAAGCTGCTGGCGGTGCGCCGGAGCCGCCGGAGGCCTTTCGACAAGGGCCCGTACCACGACGAATATTATCCTGATGAGCAGTACGCTTATGAGGAGCTGCTGCTCCAGGGCCGGTTTTTCCAAGCGGAGGACAAGCAGATACGCGGCGAGATCGAGGAGCTGCTTGTGGAGCTGTACCTGCTCCAGGAGTAAACGGGCAGTCCGGTATTACATAAAAGAGGAGATTGAACCATGGCAATCATCGGCATCGACTTAGGCACCACCAATTCTCTTTCCTGCGTCTACCGGAACGGCAGGGCGGAGCTGATTCCCAACGAGCTGGGAGACCACAAGACTCCAAGCGCCGTCAGCGTGCTGGAGGACGGGACCGTTCTGGTGGGCGCGGCGGCCAAGGAGCGGCTGGTGACGCACCCGGAGGCCACCGCCGCCTCCTTCAAAATCTGGATGGGCACGGAGAAGGCCCTGACCCTGGCGGGCCGGCGGTTCAAGCCGGAGGAGCTTTCCGCGTCTGTATCATTTTCTTCTCCGGTCACGGCTATTACCGCCTCCACATTCTCATATATTTCAGACACTATGGCGTCAATATTCACGCCTCCGGCAAAGTCCACCGACAGGTAATATCTTTCCCTGAACTCTGCATCCGTTTCTGTGTTCCTTCCGCCTTCAAAAGCTCTTTCATTCGTTACCGTTGCGATTCCCAATTTGGGATTCGTTATAATGCTTACGGAACCCTCCAGAGTGTTTCCATCTGGACCAGGAATCACCGCAGACGCAGGAAGCGTCACGCTGCCATTTAAGATGGTTCCAGACCGGAGTGTTATATACTGCATACCCGCTATCGTTTCTGCGAGATACCCTTCCGGGACACTCGTGCCGTCATCCCCGTAGAAAGTGAGATATCCTACCGCCTTCTGCGCCCCGAGGAGCCTTAATCCTATGGCGCGTCCAAGATTATATAGGCTGGAGCCGACAGCAGTGTCAATGAAGCGGCTATTATATACGTCCTCTAAAGTGGAAAACAGCAGATTCAACATCCATGCGTATATGCGCAGGAATATCCCAAGCGGGGATCGGACAGTCATATTCGCTTTAGAGCCTAACAGCTCCCGGGCTTTGTGTTCGAGCGCATCCAGCAGCTCTGCGTATGTGGGGCGCCGGAACCCGGCATCCGTAAGGCCCCAATCCGATGTTTTTGCCATTATGCTGTCACCCCCAATACTATAGTTTCTCCGTTCACAAGAGTGGCTGAAAATTCTACGGATATGTTTCTCCGATCATAGGAAACCGTGAGGGTATCGATCCGAGAAATATCCGGCTCCTGTAAAATGGCTTCCCGGATGATCTCCTCAATCTCATCATTGTCCACGTCATTTTGGTTCAGACCAAATATCCTCTCGTAATCCGTCCCGTGCGTTTCGTCAGCAAAAAATTCCTTCTTCCAAGTCAGGAGAGCATGGCGGACATTTTGGACTGTGGTATCGGTATCAAATATCTTTTTAAAAGAACCATCCTCATCAAAAACAAGATCCCTGGTTTCCGGGTCGATCATCAAAGTCATGTTATCCATATCCATCCTCCCTGCTATCCAATAATTCCGCTGGAGACTTTTACAGAACCATCAACTTCCACATCGCCCTTAATCAGTATCTTCTCTTTTGTGATGGCAACGTATTTCCCCCCGTCCTCCGTAGCAAGGACGATGCTTTCATCAGGAAGCCCAGACACTGTAAAGTTTCCAGGCACTATCGCCCCAACGAAAATTGCGTCTGAGGAAGAATGGTTCCGCCTGCTTGAAGGGATAGTCTCTTTTCCTCCCATGACACTTCCGTCACTTTCCCTGTCCAGATACACCACAACCCCGGTGTCTCCGGCTTTAAACCACGGGCGGAACAGAAATCCTCCGCTTTTGGTGCAAGCTACCGGAATCCCCAATATGGGAGGACTGCTCTCGTAATTCCCATTTTGCAATCCCTTCGACAGAGGCTGCACATTTACAGTCATCTTAGCAGGGTCAAAAGAAGTGACCTGGACAACTGCCGATACGCATATCGACGCAGCAAGTTTTTCATCATGTATCTGCTGATACTTATATTCGTCTAAATGCATACATTATCCTCCAACTATGCCCGACCTCCTATGTCTGAATCATTTACCCATCCGTACACATTCGTGCTGCTATCTATATGTATCAGATGGTACGGATGCTTTGCCCCGGCAGCAATCCTTGTTATCTTTGCTGTACCGGGCTTGCAGTTATATCCGGTGTCCCCGGTACTGCTCACATAATGCCTTGACCCAATAAAATTCACAATATCGCCAATGACGTAACTTCCCCCGCCGCCTCCATTGCTGCCACCGGAGGATGAACTCCCGCCGCCTGTTGGCGAAGCCGGGGGAGTAAATGGTTTCAGCTCCATTGTGGTTTTCCAGTCCCCGGTCCGGCCTCCTTTGTGCTTTCCCTTTACAACAAGAAAACGGCCATTCAGGTCAGCAGACTGTATCTTCACAACTTCTGCGGTCGATATCCGATAATTAAGGAGGCAGGATCGGGAAATGGTATCATCATTACGTTCTTTATCCGTTTGGTCTGTCTCCAGCGGTATCGAAACCTTCTCCTCATCTGATCGCAGAAGCCCGAGAGAATGAGTAAGGTATACGCCGGTATTTATCCCATCATCAGATTTCGTTATGTATACCTGTCCCGTAGGCCGGATAATAAACCTGCTTTGGCATTCGTTTACAATGATTTCCGTAAGTACCTGCTTCATTTTTCCCTGGCAAACCCTTCCGCGGGCATACACTTGATCTATTGTCAGTTCGCACTTCGCCACTTCCACGCCGAAAATGTTAAGCAGATCCCGGATCATGGCAGACGCAACAGTGTTCTCAGCGTAAGTTTTATTCACCAAGCTGTTTAAGATTTCATCTGCACAAGGCTGGACGGTGAGGGTAGAAGTCCAATCTGTGTTAGACTGCTTATGCTTCAGCCCCACAACTTTTCCAATCAGGATACATCCGATATCCCCTTCATATCCAGCGTTCAGAACCACTGGATCATTTCTTTTGATGCCGGCTCTGGTATTCGGAGAAAGGTTTGTGACGCTGAGTGTGGCAACCGGCGGCTCATCACTGTCCTCGAACGGTATCTCAAAAGAAAAATCCAGTCCGGCAAGAGAGTATTTATTGTGGCCGATCACCAGAATGGCTTCCCTTATCCAAAGGGCCATGTCACTTCACCATCCTTTCGTAAAGATAGAGCCTTACTTCCTTCCCGAAGTTCTGCCGGGTAATTTCCGATATTCCTTCCCCATTTATGCACAGAGGTATGATAACGGGTATCGGAAAATTCTCGTTTTCCACCACATTAAACAGCTGCCGGCCATATCTTATGACCTCGCCAAAAGCGAGGACGTTCCCATTCACATCCTGCAAGTCAGCCGTATAGAATCCGCCAACATCATTGTATTTAATTGTAAACATATACGTCCGGTCAGTCAGCTTCACAGAAAATGAGTACGGCACACGTGAAGCGTCTATATCCAGGTATTCTATATCCTCAGTCAAATCAATCAGTTGCAGCGCCATACCACCACCCCCTAATATGCTGCCAGCCCGTTATATCCTCCGGTTATCCTCGTGAGAGGAGCGGAGTTATAGGAACCCGTATAGGCTTCCCTGTAATTTTCCACACCTGCTGACCCCACCGATTGCAGCGCCACTACCGTAAGTCCGGCGTTCGCAGTCCTGGATAGCTGTGCGTCAGAGTTTTTCCCCTCGTCCTGGCTTATCATAGGCTCTACAGCGTTCATGGATACATACCCGGACGCCGTAACCTTTACCTGTTTCAGGGTGGCCGAGAAAGAGGCTCCCTTCTTGTTTTTGCTCGTGCGGTCAAATTTAAGACTGGTAAACACGAGATTAGCCATCCGTGTCACTCCGATATAGGTTATCAGATCCCGCGATTCCCGCATTGCCTTCAGCGCATTTACCGCGCCATCGCCGCCCACGATTGTGCCAGAGATATTAAGAGTCCCGGCAGCATTGTTTACATGG